TTGTTTGTTCTACGCTGCTTGTTGCATAGTCCTGGTGAAATTCAAGACTTACAGAATTGTCTGCCAAACCTGCAACACGCTTCTTTGCTGTGTCGCCGAATGCAGTTGTCTCGACGATGTCGAATGTTGATGAAATTGTAATTGAACTTATATGGTCGCTCAGATCGGTGCTTCCAAATACAACGTATGCGTTTGTTAGAACGATTCTTGCCATTACACGACCGCCTTAGTGATTGCTCCGGTTACTGGCCATGTCACGCTTGCTGTGGCTAATTCACCGACGGATCCGTTGAGCGGAGTCCATTCTGAAATAACTGCGTTAGCGCTATATGACGGATTGAATGCGCTTGTTGTTCCGCCATTTGGCTTGACAATTACTGCGGCAACTGTTCCGAGCAACGGATAGATTGTTTGTTCGACTTCGCTTGTTGCGTAGTCTTGATGAAATTCTAGTGCGATTGAATTGTCTGCCAATCCTGCCAGGCGAGTCTTAGCTGCTGTGGAAGAGAATGCTGTTGTTTCGACGACGTCGAATGTCGAATTGAGTGTTACTGAAGCGACCAAATCGCTCAGATCCACTCCACCGACGGATATGAATGCGTTAGTTAGGACTAGGCGTGCCATTATGCGGTCGCTCCTTCTTTGGTTTCTTGTTTGATGGATTGTACTACTTTTGTTTCTGTGTTTGTTGCTGTTGCTTTGATGTGGTTTCCAGCGATCAGAGTTTCTGCGCTGACTCCTGCATCTTGCAATTCTGATTCTGTAAGTGAATCGCCTTTGGTTTTTCCGCAGACGGTTTTGTTTGAGATGATCGTGTATGACATTGGTTCTCCTTATCCCCAAATTGTTAAGCGGTATCGGTAAGAAAGAAACAGGTTGCCTTGTGATTCATATTGACCTGATTCGGCTGATGTGACTCTTAAGGTATTTACTGTTCCGCCAAGCGTTCTATCTCCTTCGATCGCTGTTTTGATTGAGCTTGCGCCCGATCCTGCTAGGTATGCGTCGAGTTTGTCCTGGCCTGCTCTTTCGGAGAAGCGTTGAACGATCACATAAACATCGACGTTTGCCTGATCTAATCCCCGGGCGTTATCGATATCGAATGTGAGATCTAGTTGTCCTACGACCGCGCATGGCGGTGTTACTGGCTCTGGGATCAAGTCGTATACGCGTAGGCCTGTTATGGTCTGTAGCCTGGTTTTAAGACCGTCGCGGACTTGGCTTGGGTTCATTTACTTCGCCAATCCGTTGTTCTTCTTAAATGGCCGCAGAAGGGTTTCAACGTCTGCGTCGAGCTTGGCGCTCAATCGGACGGTGCCTAAGTCTGGGCTTCCTGCGATCCCGAATGGCGACTGGCGTCTTGTAAATAGCCGAGCTGCCTGGATCAGGGTTGCCATGTTGACTTCGGCTGGCGTCGCTGCCCATCCCCAGATTCCGGTGATCCGGCAGGCCTGTGGTAAATAATAAGGCCAGACGTATCGGCCGATCGCAAGTATGCGGTTTACTGGCCAGCCGCGCTGTGGATTGTTTACTGGCTCGAGCATGTAGTCGCTGGTTGACCAGACGGTGTCGTATGTCTGGTTGAAGTTGTCGTCGGTTGCCACTTCTGTGATCGTGTAATTGTCATCCATGTTCATTGTCCACGGATCGAGTGGTGTGTAATAACGGGCGACCGGTGTCTGGGTCGTTCCGTTCCGGTAAAAGAAGCGCCCTGTGTAATCGTCGATCATTCTGCTTGCTGCTGTGATTGCTGCTTCTAGTGGCGTGTCATCGACGCTGTCTGTGATCGCAAGCGATGCCTTTAATTCGGCAAGTGTGCAGTATGCATTAGTTAGGGCCACGCTTTGTCCTTCTTTCCGGTTTCGGCAGCATTGCGCGTTCTAGTTTGGGATCGGCGGTTGCTGTTTCCTTTGCCGGCTTCTGCCGGATCTTCTTAATCTTTCCAAATATCATTGTGAACCTCTTCCATCCAGAAGCTCTTTTGATGGGGTAGCACAGCTGCTGTGTTGACGTGGATCTTAAATCCGAGCGCCTTTGCCCTTCGGCAGAATAATAGATCTTCTCCGATCCATTCGCCGGCTACCGGCCCATCCCAGAACCAGCACCAATCTTTGCCCTGGTTTGGATCTGCTACTTCGCGCATCTTCTCTAGAACGCTTCGGTGAACCATCAGGCATCCGGTTCCAGCTGCGTCAATCTCAAAGACTGAATTTTTATCGTATTTGTAAAGCGGAAGAAATCCTTTATCGCTGTCCTGGAATATGGCCGGGACTGGCTTTGGGTACGGCTTGCCTGGTACTCCAAATCCTGCAAAGACAAGGCCTGCGACGATCGGGCGCTCTTTGTCATGGGCTGTGTCGATCAAAGCGTCAAATGCTGGAACTGTCAGCTGTTCATCTGAATCGATCATAAGGAGCCAGTCTGAATCTGTGTTATCCAGAAATTGTTTGACCACTCGGTTGCGCTGTTTTGATAGAAGTCCTGATCCCTTAATTCTTACAAAGGGGCCGAGCCTGCTGCTTCTTGCTTGTGCTAATTGGATGAGGCGATATGCAAATGATCCGTTTACGGATCCTGGATCGCATGATCCAATCGTTACTTTGTGTCCTGTTTTCATTTGTTCCCCCGTTTTAGAAGTGCAGAGCGAGTGACTCGGGGGGTGGGCCACTCGCTCTGCACAATTTAGTGCTTTCCTTCGATTAGAAGGTTGGTGCGCTTAGACCTGTGCCTGAAATGATTGAGGCTGCAAGTGGGTAGCGCTCTGCTGTGTATGCAGCGTAGCCGTATACAACAGACTTGAGAGTTAGGTTTCCTGCGCCTGTCGCATCGAAGCGAAGTGCGAAAGGTGAACCTGGCTGCTCCCAGAGGTGTGATTCGTTTGCTGATACGCAATAAATCTCATCCTGGTTTGTTGTTGTTCCGTATGTTGTTCCGATGTTTGCATCGGTGATGATTGGAAGTCCGAGCATCTGGTATCCGGAGTTTCCGTAGATTGGTGCTCCGCCAACGCCTACTGCGTTCATCGCACCGTTTGCTGCTGGTACAACAAGTGGACGGTTTGTGCTGTCTACTGCTGCAAGCAAGAAGGCTAGACGACGTGGGTGAAGTACCCAGTGTGTAGGTGAAACGAATGCGTTTGTCTGGATCTGCTGAATTGCATCAGCGAGCTTTGGATAAAGCAATCCGACTGTTGGTGCTGTTGATGTGAATGTAACTGCGTTTCCGCCTGATGCACGAAGGCCCTTGATTGTGCCTGCTGTGCCTGCACCGTTTAGGATCTGTGAATCAAGTGTTGTGTGCCATGACTTGATTAAGTCTGCAACAACGAATGTATCGATGCCTGTTCCGCGCTCAATTGCTTGGCGTGAAATATCTTGCTGTCCGGCAATCGTACGCACATTAATTGTGAGCAGTGTGTCATCGACGTCTGTCTCTGATACTGCATCGTTCTGTGTAACTTGTACGGCCGTTGAACTTCCGGTCGTCATGCGAGAAATATTCAGCGTCATTCCACTTGGTGGAAGTGCCATCTTGTTTGTCGCGAAGTCTGCAAATGGGCGGCCTGCGCGTGCGAATGGAGCTGCTAGATCGACTAGGTATTGTGGAATTACAAGACCTTCGAACTGTGGTGTTCCCACATCGCGGCGTTCGATTGACTCTTCACGCATGTGGCGTGATAGGCGCTCGTTTGCTGCATAGTCGTTTGCGAACTGTGCGTTGAATGCGTCCTTTACGAAGGATGCATCTGAGTTTGGTGAATATGTGCGTGCTTCGCGTGTGACTGTTGCTCCGCCTACCTTTGGCATTGCTACATCGGCTACAGCTGCGCGGATCTCGTTTGTCTTTGCATCCGCATCTGCTTGTGCCTTCATTTTTTCAATCTTTGAATCGAGTGTGCGTGATTCTTCAACAAGTGAGTCAACCTTTGTTGTTTCATCTGCTGTCAGGTCGGTGCGATCTTCTGTTGCTACTGCTTCCAGAATTGCATCCATCTCTGTCTTTACTGCATCACGACGCTCGATCAATTTGTCAAGGAAAGACTTTGACATTTATTTGATCTCCTTTTGAGTTGGTTTGTGCAAGGTGGTGGCGGTGGTTTTCGCGGCGCTTTAAGGGTGCGAATGTCGCTCCGACTTTGTCTCTGCTGGGTTGTCCGGCAGAATTCTATTTTGTATTATTTACGATTGCTTGTGCAAGTCGAAGAGAAATCTTGCGAGTTGCTTCTTCGGGGCTTGGTTCTGGCAATGCATCGATGAGTGTAAGTGTAGACGCTTTGTGTCCTACAAGTGTATCGGTCGCAACGTATCCGTCTCTTAATTCGCGATAGAGACGAATCAAAACTGCGGGATCATCTTCTTCTGCATTGATCGTGAAATCTGTTTCTGGAACGTTGAGGGAACCTTCGCGGACAACGCGTACGATCTTGCCGCGTGCTGTTCCGCCAGAAGAATCCCAGGAGACGAAGCTGCCGACTGTATCGACGGCTCTCTCGTCCTCTTCTTCTTCATCTTCCATGTATGTCGCATCTTCGACGGACATAAATTCTGACATAACTTCTGCTGCTCTCATAATGTATTCGTGTCCTTCAGATAAATCTGAAAATATGCTTTTGAGGATCATCATTGTTTCAGGGCTTATCTCTCGGCCTTCTTTGACTGCTTGCATCGCAGCTCGTAGTTGCTCGCGTGCTTCTACGCTTGTTGTTGGATAAGCCGGGTAAGTCACGACTGAAACATCACCGTCTGCAAGGCTGAGTTCTGTAAGGGTGCGCTCTGTTCTTCCTTCGTTCCACTTCTGGCGGATCACGCGAAATGCAAAGCTCATCTGATCTACGTCGCCGCGCTCGACCAGCGTGTAAAGGTCGCGAGCTGCCTGGGTGTCTGGAAGATCTGCGTCCATGTAGAGGCCGGTTTGATCTTCCTGAAGTCGAAGCGTTCCGTTCTTTGTGCGTGCCAATGGCAGGCCTTCGTGGTTGATCAAAAGTCGCACATCTGGTGTTTCTGTCAGCGTCTTGCGAAATGCACCGGGTGCGATTCTCTCAATAAATGGAAGCGGCACGCTGTCGTCGTTGAATACGGCGGCGTATCCGGACAGGCGCATCGTTCCATCTTCTGCCTGGCGTGCTTCTACGTTCTTGATCGTGAAGGTGCGGCGTTCGATTTTTTTCATTTTGCTCCTTGAATCTTCTTCTGCATCTAATGCATCAATTTTTCGTTGCGCCCAATTTTGAGCTCTATCGCTGAAGTCTGAATCTCCGCCCCATAATAGCCATGCGACGAGTCCTGCTCCTGGATATTGCGGATCGGATGGGTTGCTGTTCTTTGGTGCTTCTCCATCGACTTTGTGTCTGGCGAACCAGGGCGCCATTTTTCTTACTTTGTTTTCGCTTATTCTGCCTGCTGCCATCTCACGAGCTGCTCGCTTGGTTCCTTCTGTGAGACCTTCGCCGCCATATCCTTCTGCCAAATATTCAAGACCGCGCTTTGCGTTTGCTTGAATAAATTGAGGAACGCTTAGGTCGACTTGTCTGCTGTTTATTTGTGGTTGCCATGCGTTGCAGTAGTAGGCTCCATCTACGTAATCATTCCAGCGCTCGCACCATGCTTTGGTTCCTTCTGTATTTTGCTTTTCTTCGTTATAGAATAAGCAATTTCCGCACGCTCTTCCTTCTGGCACATCTTCTGAAAGTGCTGGCCTGTAATTGTCGGGAAGTTGCCGCTTGCTTACTTCGCCGCCTGGTTCCATATCTTCTGCGATCGAAATTGCCACCATCTGATCGATAGCGTCTTGTTTACTTTCGTGGCATCCGATTGTTGTATAGGATCCGTCGGCTTCTTCTTTAACGGTTGCCCATCCTGCGCAGTCACTCTGCTTGTCGCTTATCAAATATGGCATTTTTATCCTAGATCAGTAGAAGAAGTTCTGCGTCGTCATCAAGCACAGAGAAATCTATTCTTGATGTTGCTTGTATTTTCATTCCGCCCCATTGTGTCAGCGCCAGGCCTTGTACTTTATTTATTTGTGGCCCAATGATCACCGTCGGGCTTACGAAGTATGGGCTTCCTGTGGTTGCGGCTGTTTGTGTTGTTTGCTGTGTAGTTGTTGCGTTTGCTTGCAGGCTTCCAAATTCAGCGCTTGCTGTTGCGTACTGATCTACTGAAACTCTGGCGTTTGCGTCCAGCGTTCCCAGGGTTGCGGTTGCTGTTGCCTGGTGATCGACCTGCGTGCTTGCGCTTGCATTTAGAATTCCGAGAAGTGCCTGTGCTGTTGCCTGGTGATCTATCTGAGCTGTGGCACTTGCTGTTATGGATCCAAAGTCTGAATTTGCCTGCGCCTGGTGATTGATCGTGGCGCTGGCGCTGGCTTCTATCTGTCCAAGTGCAGCTGCGGCTGTGGCGTAGTTATTGATTCCTGCCTGTGCCTGTGCTGCGATCTGTCCGAGTGGAGCAATAGCAGTAACTAAGTGAGTGACTTTGCTTGTTGTGGTTGCTGCTATTGATCCAAACTCGGCGCTTGCTGTTGCATAAACAAATGGCCCAAGTCTGCCTTCATCTAATTTAGATGTGTTTAGTACAAATTCGGACGACATTTTAACTTGCTACGGTCAGCGATGCTGTAAGTGATCCGCTTGCGATTGTGTATGTGTCTCCTGCTGTGTATGCGTTTCCTGTAACGGTTCCGCTAAATAAGAAGTTCCCTGTCGTCAAATTATCCCAGGCTGTGAAATATGTTGCGTCTTGTGAGCCTGCGATATTTGTCCATATAACATCTGCATCCGATGCAATGCTTCCTGTTGAAGCCGCAGAGAATGTCACTTCTTTTCTTGTCGTCTCCGTTGCAGGGTTTGCAGTTCCTTCTGCTCCTGGATCTCCTACGTGAAGTTTCACGTATACGTTTGATGCTGAATATGCTGTCGCATTTCCTACTGCATCAAGGAATTTGTTTGCTAGATAAGCGCTTAGACCTGTTGCCATTATTCTTCATCCTTCACAAATTCTTCGATAATTTCTGTGATGAGATTGTTCTCGTCACGAATTACCTTTCGACGTACGCTCTTCTGTTCTATTGTATTTGTTACTTCGATTGTTGGTGATTCAACATTGACGTTTGGTGCTGCTACTTGCACGTCGACGTTTGGTGTCTCGAATGTAATGTTTGGCGGTTGAACGTTGATGTTTGTTGGCTCGACATTGATGTTTGATTCCGGGACTTGGATCACGATCGAAGGTTCATCGTTGCGTGCTTCTCTTGCGTTGACTTCGTAGACGCTTTGTGGGTCTGCTGGATCAATGGTTGAGATCTGTTGCAGCTGCGTTGATGGCAGTCCTGTGTGTGTCATGTCTGGTAATCCGACCGCTTCTGTTACAGACTTTGGCTCGAATCCGACTTGAATTAAGGCTGCTGCGATCTCTGCTCGTAGCTTGAGTCCTACATCGCGTGCGTCTGCTGCGTCGATGTTTTGTAGTGGCACTCGGTACTGATCTCCGGCTTCGCCAAGTGGTGCCAGATCTTCTACGGATCGGACGTCGTTAAGCGATAGGAATCCTTCGCGCAATCCCTTTGTGTAAGCGTCGAAGCGCTCCAGGGTGGTTCCTCGTAGAAGTGCGTCAAGGTTGAACTTGATGAAGCCTTCTGGCTCTGGCAGCAATCCTGAAAGTGCTTGCTCCAAGCGTTCCAATAATGGGCGAAGGCTGTGCTGAACAAATGAAAGATTTTGTGCTTCAACGCTAGCAAAGGACATCGCTCCTGCTACCGGGTGTCCTAGTAAACTGATCGGGACTCGGAATAATCGGGCAATATCTTCAACGTTGAATCTTCTGGCTTCTAGTAGCTGTGCGTCGGCGGCGTTAAGTGTTAGCGGTCTGAATGTGGCGCCGCCTGAAAGAATGCCGATCTTGCCTGCTCTGTATGGGCCTGTGTGTGTAATGTTCCAATCGCGACCGATGTCGCCTGCCTGCTCTTCTGTGAGCTCGTTTGGCACTTCGATCACTCCGCCTGGATTTGCCGCGTTGCCAAAGTAGGCGGCTGCGTATGTGTCTGCTGCCATTGCTGCGCCGATCGTAAGTCGTGCAGCTGCGATTGGGCCTAATCCGTAAAGCGATCCTGGAAGGCGAAACATCGGAATGTGAAGCATTTCCTTGCTCGTCAGAACTCTGGAATATGTTCCTACTGAATCGCGCATCTTGTAAACGATTGGCTCGCCTGGGACTGGTCGCTCGATTCGAATATCATCTGGGTGGATACAATAAAGCTCGACGACTTCGTCCATGTCATCGCGAACGGTCAGAATGAAAGCGTTGCCATGAATGTTAAGTGAAGAAATAACTTGCTCGAAGAACTCCAAGCGTGTCGCTTCTGGATTTGGCTTGTTGATCCATGCTGGCTGTTCACCGAATACTGAAACGTATGAGATGCGGTTTCTTCCGCGTCGAACGTATGCGCCTAGTGGTAATGATGAAATCGTATCGCCGAGCAATCGTACGCAGGCATAAACTGTTGACATACGGATCGCAGAATCTGCGTTTACTTCGATTCCGGATGGTGCCATGTATGCAGGGCGCCCTGGAATAAGCGGCTCAACCCATTGGCTGTTGTTGGTTCGCTTCTCGCCTGCTTGTCGTAGTCGCTTTGATAGACTCATTAGTTAGCCTTTTCTGTTATCCAAATTAAGAAAGATCCTAGTGCAATCAATGCCACCGGAAGTGAAAGCATCGCCAGTCCTGCTGTTGCGCATGCAACGCCTACCACTTCTGCGATCAATGAGAAGTCTATTTTTTTCATTTTGCTCCTAGATCAAGTGAGAAGAATCTTGCGACTGGTTTCTTTGGTTCTGCTGGTTGCGTTGCTCTGTCGTATCCGAAGATTGCTGCAACGGCTGCGTCGACTTTGCGCTTCGAGCTTGCTTTTGCAACCATGACTCCGCGTGATGATTGCTTGGTCACGCAGTTGGCGATGTGTCTTGCCATTCTTTCATCGCCGTCGTGTGTGAAGCTCTGGTTGACTACGGCTTCGTAGAATTTCTGCGTTGCTGGAACCATTCGCTCTGCGCTGTTCGGGTAAGAAACGACTGGCAGTCCTTCTTCGTCTAGCACCATGAATGTTCGCTGCCATCGTGCCGGGTCGAATACGATCTCTTTGGTTTGGTAGTTGCTGTTTCTAAATGTGTCGATGATCGTTTGTTCCACCTCTGCGACCGGAACATGCCATCCCTGTTCTGCATCGTCTGGTCGTTCCCAGATTCCTACAACCATCAAGTGCGGTTTGTCTCCGCCAAGAAGCCAGGCGATGAGTGCTGTGCTGTCGTTTGAGAACGCTCCATCAAATGCAAGAATAACATTTTCGCCTTGCTCTGGTGTTCTCTCTGTATCGATCAACGCTTCCCATGCTCCTGTTGGCAGCCAGGCAGTTGTTGTTGACACAAATGTGTTGATTCGTTTTGTTCTGAATTCGGCTTCTGGAGTTCGAAGCACCGCGCTCTCGAAATCCTCGGCATCGACGATGTCGCCGAATCCTGGATTTGCTTCAATCCAGAGCTGCTTGTCTCTGTGATCTGCTTCTGGGTTTTTCGGTTCCCACCAAGCGAAGAAGAACGACGGATCTACAAGTTCGCCCTTTACGAGCTTCTGGCCGTATTGATAAAGCGAATAGCACAGGCTGTCTTGTCCGTTTGCTTGTGTCTTGACTCCTGCTGTTGTTATGCCGAGAAGAAGTGAATCGGCGCGTGCTCCGCCGGCGAGCGACATAACATCCCAGAGTTCTCGGTTTGGCTGCGCGTGTACTTCGTCAAAGATAACAATGGGCGAAGGGTTGAGTCCTTCTTTCGTGTATGCCTCTGCTGATAGTGCGCGGTAAACGGATCCTTTGTCTTTGTATTCGATGGCGTCTTTGTAAAGCGTGAACATCGAAGAAAGTTCTGGATCTAGTTCAACCATTCGACGAGCTGTGCCGAATACGATTCTTGCTTGATCTCGATCGGCTGCGCATGAATAAATTTCGGAACCATTGCCGCCTAATGTCAGCGCGGATAATCCTGCCGATGCTGCCAGCGCAGATTTTCCGTTCTTGCGTGCCATTCCGATCAGGGCCACTCTGTGTTTGAAGCGGCCGTCCTTGCGTCGTGCAAGCGCGTGGTTGAGAAGTTCCTTCTGCCATTCTCGCAGTTCTAGCAGCTGTCCTGCTGGTGCTGCTACTGAATCTTTGGTAACTCTGCAAACTGCTTCGGCAAATTCTGAATAGAGTGGGCCGTCTCCGCGTTTGCGGTCGGCTGCGTCCACCTGCGTCATCCAACGCGGCGGCCACGAATGTATTTTCTTTTTACCCACGTGATCGCTGCATTAATTCCTGGATGCGTGTCTGTGCTTGTACTTCTGCAAGTCCTAGCCTTGATCGCTCTACTGGATTGAATGCAATCAAAGAAAGCATGTTCGTAATCTGGTAGTCGAGTTGTCGAAGTGCTACTCGATCTCTCCATTCGCCACCGCGAAATACTACGGCGCGTAGTTGGATGCGCTCATCCATCGTTTCGCAGAGCATCATGACTTGCTCGATGTCTGTCGTTGGTGAAATCCAGGCGCGTCCTGCTTTCCAGATTCGTTCCCACATCTTTGTGCCTTCTGGCCCTAGTGGTCGCAGTGGTTCTGGTGTTTCCATCGCCATCGGTAATGCTATGACCTTTGCTCTCTCTGGCAGTGGTCGCTTACCTGGGTTCCCCAATTTGCGCTTTTGTTCTGTTGGCTTTGGTGGATTAGGCATCTTCGCTTCCTATGAAATCGTATGTCTTGCCGGTCAGCTCATTGATTGGCTGCACTCCGGTGAGTTGTTGCCATCGCTTGCAGATTACATCTGCGTAGATTGGATCGAGTTCTACGAGCGCTGCTTTCATTCCTAGTGAATGAGCTGCTACCAATGTGGAACCGGATCCGCCGAATGGATCAAGAATAAGCGATTCGCTGTTTGCTGAATTCTTGAGGACTCTTGTGATTAAACTAATCGGCTTCATCGTTGGATGTTCTGAGTTCCGGCGTGGGCGTGGTTCTCTGATCACCGTTGATGTGCTTCGTGCTGTTTCGATAATCTTGACGAGCTCTGTCTTGCTCAATGTATCCAGGTCTTTAGTGGCAAAGTCTAGAACGGTTGAATCGTTGAATGGGCCAAACCAGGGATGTGCTGCTCCTGGCTTCCATCCGTAAATGATTGGTTCGTGCTGCCAGTTGTAATCCTGGCGGCTGAGTGTGAAGTTGTCTTTAACCCAGATAAGAATTTGCTTGAGCATAAATCCGGAAGTCTTGAACGCTGATCTAAATGTCACGCTGCTTCCATCTGCGTGGCAGACATAAATTGGGCAGCCTTCTTTTGCGTTTGCATACATCGCTGCGTATGTCGCTAGAAGAAATGATTCAAAGTCTAGATCGCTCATCGAATCGTTTTGAATTGTCAGGCTCTCATTTGTTCCGCCGGTGTATGCAACGTTGTATGGCGGATCGGTGAAGATGCAATCGGCGAGTTTGTTGTCGAGTGCCTTTGCCAAAATTGCCGGGTCTGTTGAATCTCCGACGACTAATCTGTGCGGCCCTAGAATCCATACATCGCCTTCGATGCTGTGTGCTTCGCGTGGCTTTGCTGGTGCTTCGTCTAAGTCGCCGGCCATTGGAATCTCTTCGACCGGAATCTTTAGAATCTCTGCGATCGCTTCTGCGCTGTAGCCGGCGTCGCTTACTAATTCTGGATCAACGTTTACGAGCTGCGCGATCATCTCGCGAAGCGCTTCCTCATCGTAGGTTCCAAGTTCGGCGGTTCTGTTATCGGCTAGTGCGAATGCTTTCGCTGTGCTGTCATCGTCGTCTGTCCAAACGACGGCGATCTCTGTCCAGCCGAGTTGCTTCGCTGCTTTCCATGTGTGGTTGCCTGCGATGATCGTGCCGTCTGCGTGCCGGGCAACTACTGGCTTTCGTTGGCCGAAGCGCTCAAGCGATCGAGCTACGGCGGCCACATCGCCGATGCGTGGGTTTCCTGGCAGCGGCTTTAAATCGTCGATCGGCGTTGCGAGCGCCTGCAAGTTTTCATTGATCATTTTTCCCCCTGGTTTGTATTGTATCGCGCCTACCCCAAAAGTTCCTGAACTGCGTATCTATACGCGTCAG